CATCTGGTAGATAGTATCATCTGTTTTAATTTCAGTAGCAAGTTTGGTAGTTTCGCGACCAAACAACAACAGTCTCTTTAACCGTTTTTCGTTTTCGCTTCCGGCCTTATAATAAGCACCGTACTCAGTAATAATAGCTGTTTTATCGATAGCCATAATAATTAGTTTAAAAAGGTTTAAATTTCTTTGTCAGCAATTTTGTTATGCTCAAGGTTATCGATAGTATCCCAATCAGCTGCATCTTCAACATTTGATTCTGATTCTTTACCATGAGGTTTTTCAACTTTAGCAGCCGGACGTTTGGCTAATTCTGCATTAATAGCAGTCACTTTAGCTTCTAGCGTCGTAGCAGCTTTTACAGATGGGTGAATGGCGTCAATTTTACTTGTCGCATCATTCAGAGCAGTTTCGGCGGTAGCTTTGTCGGTAACTGCTGTGTCTCTTTCAGCAGTTAAGGTTGTTACAGCATCACCTTTGGCTTTGATCTCGTTGTTCAGCTTCAGGATGTTTTCAACGGTCACAGAGACCATTCCATCCTTAACTTCAACGCCTTCAATTCCGAGTACGGAATTGATAAAAGAATAATCTTTAGTCATTTGAGGTTTTGTTTTGGTTGATGAATTTATTTTATTGATAATTTTTGTAATGAGAGTTTCTTCTTTTTCTTCTTCGGAAGAATTTTCAACAGGTACTGCAGGAAAACCATTAGCAGTCATCATGGCGATAACTTCGTTTGTAACAGCTGATTTTTTGGAACTAGAAGGGATTACTTCATCTACCAAACCAAGTTCTACAGCTTTTTGAGCAGTAATCCAATTACCTGCCGTAATAAGTTCCATAACCTTGCTCATCTCCAGATTACGGTTAGTTACATATTCCTGCGCAATTATAAGTGTTGCTGCTGAAGCATCATTTTTCTTTGAAATAAGACTATCAATAGCTGCTTGAATTTGATCTTCGTTCATACTTCCCCAAGTAGGATCAGTACCAACCAATGGTTTATGAACTAAATACATTGAATCCTCATAAATCTGAGTTTTCACAGCACCATGACCAACAACCGTTGAAGAAGAAGCATTGAATCCAAAATAGCGAAGTGTCACATCGCCTCGATCTGCAATAAATTTCTTTATCTGAAGCGCCTGATTCACATCACCACCAAGTGATGAAAAATCAATAAATACAGGACCGGCACCAGCCTGATCAAGCATGTATTTTACATAATCTCTAGAAATATTATAATCATTGATACCACCAATGATTTCAATAACCTTGTCTTTTGCCATAACTCTTAAATTATTTTAAGCAAAAGTAACCGCAAAAAAAAACAGTAGAAAGGACAAAACCCCCTACTGTTTAACATTTAAAAAGACCTAAAACCCTTATAAATTGTCCATTTCTTCCAATTCAATAAACAAACATGAATCTGACTGAACGCCGGAGAAAGAAAACGCGATCTGATTACGACTGGTTATCTGGCCAGTTGTTTCGGAACTACTAAAAGCCGGTTGGTTTTCTTCATTACCAGCCAAACGTACAAATCCGTTATTATCCTGGAACAAAATAAACCAATATACTTCCGACTGCAACCGTGTGAGTTGCTCCTGATTTATCTTATTCGACTTTGGATTGATTCCCGACACATTAACCTTATAGGCACCGTTCTCAAAATCCTCCGTGAAGTTCTCGGTATCATCCGTAAAGTATATATCAATTATATTATCAGGGTTGATTACCTCCAAATAATTATAATTAGTAGTATGATCACGCCTCACTCTTTTATAGCTCGAAACAGGGATTGCGAACATTCGAGATAACCCGCCAAGGTTACCATCAAAATCAAAATTTAGTACTTTCATGTTCTTTTTTAAGTTTGTGTGAAATTGTCCTTTTTTCCGACAATTTCACTATTGTTATTTTATCAATCATTTCAGAAATATTGTTAACAATTTCATTTTTTGTAATATTCAGATTTCGCTGACAATCTTTGATCATACTTTCTTTTGGCCACACAGTTTCAGGAAAATCATATTTTTGCTGAAAATAACCAATACAGTCGGTCAAGTATTGACCAAAAGATAATCGGGTACCGACAATTATGTACATAAACGTTTTTGCCCGGGATTCAATAATTACATTGAAGTTAACCATATCCGTAATCGATAAATCCCAACCGTATTGATAAAAATCTGATTCAGTTATTTTTATAGAAACTGTTTCGCTATACCTGTCGAATTTCAACTTATCGTAGCAGTTATTATAGCGAGTTGACGGTCGCATAAGTTTGTTTCTAAATTCTATATAAAGCGTCTTATCCTTCGTAAAATCAACCGGTGATCCGTAATTTAACTCTAAAAATCTTTTCACGTAAGGTTTGCAAGGAATGTTTATGGTGAATTTGCTCATTGTATGGTTTTTATTTTTTGAAAAATTTAAAACATTTTTTTTACTCAAAATATATTTTTCAATATTTTACGTCCTACCGACCTATCGACCTACAGGAGTTTTTTATTATCATACAAGTTACTGAATTCAAATAATATAGCCAAACATTTATCAATAAAAAAACGACCTACAAATATGTTTTTCGACCTATATTTGTAGGTTTTAACAGAAAAGCGACCTACAAGGATATTTTTATACGACCTACACCGACCTACAATTATATATCTGTGACCTACACCGTCCTACAACTATACACGAACATAAAGCAATGATTACCACTTATATATAATAATTTTTTATTGAAAAATAATATATATATAGGTCTGTAGGTCTGTAGGTCGGTTATTTCGATTTATATTTTTCAATTTGTAATTAATTGCTTTCTATTTAAATCTTGGGGGCGCGGGGGAAAATGGAGCAAAAACAAATTGAAATGTATCGGATCTGAAATCTCTATCTGAAGAGAAGAAAGCCCAGGCTTTGCCCGGGCTTGAATTACTTTCGGCACTGAATGTAAATTGAAAAATATTAGTAACGGCTCTGAGTGTCTACCTACAGAATGAGCTGACACGTTGTGTCAGCTCATTGATAATTACTTTCGGATCTGTTATTCTAATCATTATTCTTGACAAACTCAACACCACCGACAACGAATGTGTATAATGGATTGAATTGTCGCTTCTTTTGTTTCTTTATTACATTATAATCAACTCCTTTATATTTAGCCTGAGCAGCCAATGTTTTAGCTCCTAAATACAACATTGCTTGGTCAATAAATTGAACCATCTCATGGTCTTCTATATCACCTTCTATATAGGCTTTGAAGTATAAATCGCTTATTTCAGTGTGTTTAGACATGGTCAAAAAATTGAACTACGCATATAATATTGTTAGCAGCAACCGCAAAAAGTTTTTTGATACGAAAGACAAGCGGTATGCTGCTAACACACACCTATGGTTAATGCCTTGTTTTTGCGCTCGTATTAAAGTGTTGCTCATTGTGTCCGTATTTTTTATCCACGCTCTCGGCTTTTCAAGCCGTTATTATTTAGTGTCGCAAAAAATCCCACACTCCCAGCTTTTAATTTTACCGCCTTTATCAGTTGGTTTTAGTTGGTCCAAAAAGATTCGTTTACCTTTTCTCTTTACCAGTGTGCAGCCTATACGTCTGCTTTGTTCTGCTCGCTTCTCAAAAATATCAGGAAACTCACGCCTCACTAAATTCCAATAAGTTGGGCTTTGTGATTTTACGCAGCCAATACAATTAGCGTTTGGAAATTCCATGCTGTAAATAGCTGGTAGTTTTATTTTAGCTTTCCGAAGAATTTTAAAGCAATCTTCTTTAGTTATGAGTTCGCTTATAAGTACTGGAATTGTGTTACCTCTTTCACTCTCATTGAAGTTCTTTTGCCTTTCCCATTCGTCGATTGTAAATCCGAGTACATGAAAATCAATTTTATGCGTTAGTTCAAATTGATAACGGGCTTCTTTTTTCAAAAGCATTGTACAGGGCGCGCCTAAATTGCCACTCATGTATTTTCGTTTGTCGAAAACTTCAACTATCGAGCAGTTAGGAAAATCTTTGTTTTTAGCTTCAATAATTGGATGCTGTAACCATTCTTCAACGTCCTTTAAAAAACGTCTATTATCCTCATGTTCTTCGATAACTGGATTATTCACGATAAGTATATTGTGGGTTTGTCCATACTTTTCAAGTGTTTTCATTGCAGCTACTGCACTGGCAGCCCCACAAGAAAACCATACTGCGATTGTTTGTTTATCCATATTTTAAAATTAAGAAATCCACGCACAAAAAAATACTCTATTTGCTCTCGTCCGACCTTTTGTGCGTTAAGTCCGGCACTAAACCATAGCTGCAATACGTTAGTAGCCATTTAAAAGAAAAGAGCCGTATTGCGTTGCGATAGCTTGTGCAATACCCGAAAATGTTTTACTCGAATCCTTCTGACTAATGTTTCTAAACGTTGCTTTTTGACCTCTTTTTGCACCGCCAGTATTTGAAGGCAGAAAAGGTTTGTATTCACTCATTATTTTTGTTGACATTAAAGGCGGTAATCCTTTGAGCCAAAATAATGTTTTCTTTGAAAAAGGATGTCCGAACTGCCACGGTTCAACCCATTGCGATGGTTTTGGCAAATCGTAAATTTTTAAAGGCGTTGGGTTTTCAAGTAGCAAATAATCAATATCGCTATTATAAAGCTCCATAAAAAACTGTTTTGCTTTTAATCCCTTTTCGTACCGTTCTTTGTTTATTTCGCCTTTTTGATAAAGCCAACGAGCTCCGGCACGGCTTAAAAACGTACACGTGGGATGAAATATACCAAGTTTCCATTCCTTTAGTTTAATAGCTTCTAAAACGTCCATTTGTAAATGCCATTCGGGGTGTCCGCCCGAACATTCTTGTAAGTCGCAGCTAAAAGCATTAAAGCCGAGTTTTCTAAATTCGATTGTGATTGCTTGTGATTCTTCACAGCCTACGATTATGTCAATGTCTTGTGGATTCATAAAGAAAGAATAAACGGCTACTAACACTACAGTATGCTTAATAGCCCGCTTTTGTGGTTAATTGAAAGTTAATTGCCCGCATTAGCGGAATTTGTTTTTCGGCAGTATGTAGCCCGCAGATGTGCTACTAAAGCATACTGTCGATACGTTAGCAGCAAGCGGAAGAAAAATCAACCGCCTGCGTACTATTAGGCTTCTACAACAAAACGAAAGTGAGTAACGTCTTCTTGTTTTATTCCTTCGTCAACTGATTTATGAATAAAATCAAAGAATTGGTCGTCATTAGCTTTTACATAATAACCGATGAACGGATGCTCGTAGCCTTTTACTTTTATTTCCAAGTATTTTGAATAATTAATTCCTTCGTCTTCCAATACACATATAGGCTCTTCTTCGTCAACTAGAATCCATCGCATTTTTTCTTTTAATTTTTTATCGAAAAGCTGTTCGATTCGATAGTTTGCCATTTCGCTCATACCATATTGGTGATGAATTTTTGCACATTCGTCTTGAATGTTGATTTCTAAGTTTTTCATTTTTGTAATTTTTATATATTAATATTTGAGAAATTTTTAATTAAGAACCGCCATGCTGCTAACATCACCTATGCCATACACGGCTGACAAGTAATTTACGCTCCGACAATGTGTGCAAGCCGTGCAGGCATAGCCACACGTTACCTGCAAGTGTAAAAAGTCCGTGCAGGTTCGATTATCTGTGCATTTTTCCACCACTTAGTTCACATAGGAAAGTTAACACTAATTCCATTTCAGGATTACGAAAAGCGTGGTTTAAATAACTATGTGGCTTATTAAGGTTGTGTTTGTTCATTTTTATATGATCTTCACATGCTTTTTCAGTGAAGAATGCGTTTTCAAGTCTTTTCTCATAATCATAATAAACCTTTCTCCACCCAGCGTCTTCGAGTATTTCTTCTTTGTCATAAGAATCTAATTCTTTAATCTTTTTCTTTGTCATTTTTCCGCACTTATAATCAAATATGGTATCAACTATTTCTTTTTCAGTTTCAATAGTTCCACCGTCCTGATACCATGCTTCAGTTCCATTTCCTTCGGGTACTGCAATTTCATGTTCTGTTTGAACTTGAAAAAAGTAAGGCATTGCCGTTCCTCTATGGCTTTGCGTGTTTAATTCATTTGAAATTTCCATTAATGCGGAATACATTTCGTCTGATACTTCAATTGTTTTCATATTAGTATTTTATTAGTTGATTGATTTTTAATAATATAAGATACACCTGCAGGTAACATACGCCTATCGGCATCATTAATTAGCATTGCGAAAGTGTGTGCGATTGTGAACGCCCATGAAGCCGATAGCCTCGGTCGTTATGTTTAATTTAAAGAAGAAAGCCATGCGGTTGAGAAACGATATAAGATTGTGCCATCGTCTCCGCAAATAGCGCAGTTTTGACCATTATCTACTCCGTACAATTCGACTTCCATAAATGGCATATCATTGTAAGTTGATTTATATTTTACGAATGTTCGTTGTTTTTCGTCAACTCGTAAATCTTTAATAAAAATTTTGTTGCCTTGTTTATCGGCTGGAATCATTGCTATTGTTGCCATATTTTTGAATTTTGATTAAAGAAAGAATAAACTAAACATAACACTAATGTATGTGTAGCCCTTATTATAATTTGACAGTGTTGTGCAGCCCGAAAACACGGGCAATACACATACATCTATCGTTAGGCGCATTTAAAAACTCTTCCACAAATTCCTTTAGGAAATCTAGTTTTTTTGCTCATTTCAATAAACAAGCTAGCTTTATTCATTCTATATCGGCTACTTGATTGTTTGCTTGTTTTTTGGCGACTTTTCTCGCTACACAAACCTTCTCCTTGCTTAAACCCGAATTTTGCCTTGTACTCGCTGGCTGACATTCCATGTGCTTTGTTTACGTGGCATGATACCCGTTGAAAATACAGTCCGCAAACTTCGCATTTTACTAATCCTTTTTCGTTGTATTCAATTTCATTGTATTTCATAATGCTAAATTGTTAAGTTGTTTTTATTCAAATAGTTGTATAACCTGATATCCATAGCGTCGATTTCCGCCAACGTTTTTCATTTTATGCTCAAAGCCCATTGCTGAGAGTGCCATCCCGATTGTTACCTCCGATACATTCACACCGTTGGAGTTGTTGAGTTTGCGAGCTCTGCGAAGTTCCTGAAGTATTTCAAGCGGCTGCATGTGTGTTGATTCTTCGTCTTCTTCCGGAACTCTGTAGTATTCTTTTACAAGCTTGTTGGCGTTTGTTTCAACGATATAGCGGGTATTGTACTCTTTGAATTCATTGAAATCGTCCTCGTTCCACACATAATCGAAATCGGAATTTTTGAAAAGTACCATTGCTTCAGCCCACATTTGAAAAATATCTACCTCGGCATTGTATTTTTTCCAGTCTATTGCTTCAGTTTCCACGCATGCCCATCGGCGGTAACCCATTGAGGGGTGAATAAAGCCGCCTAGCTCCTTGTTTTTATTGGTGGTGAATGCTCCACTGCCAATTCTGGGAACTTCGTTGGTATCACGTTTAGATAGCCTGTATTCAAGTGCGGAAAGAACCTGTTTTAATTCTTCCGAATTATTTTTGGTGATTCCGTAAAGTTCATCAAACCCCACAATGAAGTTTTGCGTAAAGGCCGTTGTCATGTCAAACTTCCGATCGTCTTTGCTTGATTGCACGTAATAAGCTTTCAGTGCCGGTGGTACCAGAAATCGCATCATGCGGGTTTTTCCGATTCCTTCTTTTGCGTTGATAAAGCCGATAAGCGCATCGTTGGCATTAATCCCTAGTCCGTTGGCAATGGTGGCAACCATCCATTTTTTGAGAATGCGCACAAAACGTTCCTGGTAATATCCTTCGGGTTTGTCGCCAAAGTCGCGCGCTACAATGCAGCTGCAAAACTTTTCTATGTGGCTTTTGCCTTTCCAAGCTCCCTCAAGTAAGTTGAGATATTCAGTTACGGGATTGAAAGTAGTGATATGATAGCCGGACTTGAGAATCTTCCGGAGAATGGTATCGCACCCACGTATGTTTTCGCGCTCCATGTGTAGCGAGATAAGCATCTCACTAGGCTCTTTGTCGTATAATTCTGGATTTTTGGCAACAATAATGGTTTTGCTAGGGTCGAAAATATTGATTTTAATTTCATAATGTGCCGTCAGAAAATCTTCGACAATTTTCACTCTGTCGCCGGAACTGGCGGGAACTTTGGTTTCGGTAAATTTATTATGCTTAGCCATGAATGGGGAAATGTAGAATTAAGGATCAGTTCAGAAAAATCAAAATTGGTTTAGTATCTTAAATCAGTAAAGTGAATAATTTTACCCTTAAAACCTTTGAAAAACCATCGAAAGAAATCATCAGCTGTTTCGAAACCATCGTTGTGCGCCAATGTTACGATTTCTTTCCATTCCAATATTTTTTCATCTACTCTAACTCTAAAATTCTTGAACTTGAAAGTTTTACCTTTTTTATAGTAATAAGTATAGTTAGCTCCAAATGCAAAATGGTTACCTTCCTCAGCTGCTTCAATAATTATTCTTTGAGTTGATTTGCATTCTCCACTTGCAAATTGCTCATATTGCTTGGTTCTTACTCCGTGAGCGTGTTGAATTTTCCGTCCGGGAATCCACCGGTTATTTTTGTCAATCCGCAGGGTGTGTTTTTTTTGTCCTGCGATAATTTTGGCGGCAAAGCAAGTAAATGCTTTCCATGGCGTGTATTTTTTATATCCTAGTATCATATTATTTAGGTTGATTAATTGAGTAGTTAGGTCGTCTGTCATTACCAGGCAAAAACACCAGGTTAACGTGTTCTGTAATTCTTTTCGATATAAATTCTTTGTATGCTTCTTTAAATGAAGGCAAACTCATATTCGTGGAGCCGTAAGTCATTGCGCCATATTCGGCACGTATGGCCAGCAATTCTGTGATAGGATTTACAATTGTACCAAAGTTGTTGATTTCTTTTTTTTCTTTGCCTAAATCCTGAATCAATAGCGGTTTGTGTGCGTATGGAATTACGCCTACCTTTTTAATTTGCTCTGCAAGTTCTATGGCATGAACGGATTCGATCTTGTTTTTATCGCTCCAAGTCAAATCGTTCAGAACCATGCAAAGCGTTTCAATTAATACCGATTTTCCACAACCCCAGGTACCGTTCAATATGATTCCAATAAATGGATTTAGTTCGCACTTCTGACGTGTGACATACATGTACATCATATTAATTACTTTGCGGTTGTCCTCGTCAATAATGAATGGAGTGAATTTCTTTCGATCGGCCATGGCGAGCTGCGCTCTGGCAATAAATAATTCTTTAAAATCTTCCATTGATATCATTTTCCGAACCTGAGCAAGTCTATTGAGTTCCTTTTGGTGTTCTAGCCTTGCCGTGGCTATCATTTCTGTAACTGTTTGTTGTGCCATGGTATCAGATTTTAATTGAAAATAGAGTAAAGAATACAGAGAATTAATAAGATTAGAATCTTAACTACAAGCCAATCGACAAATACTTCATCTTTGTGATCTTTTGCTTTTTGTTGCTCATTTTTGAAAATGCGTTGTTCTGATTTCATATTATTGAAATAATTAGGTTATACATTTAAAAGTCGGTACCAACTCCTACTCCCAATTCACCTTTAGCCGGTTGTTTCATGTCCTTTTCCTCAATGGCAAAGAAATTTTTGTAACGGCAGCTCATGGCGTATCGCAGTATTTTCACTGCTTTTTCTTCGTCGCCCTTGGCGTAGTCGTGCAATAGTTCCAGTGCCGATTGTTCCGAATTTGAGCCAATAATTTGTCCATGCTGCTCGGCAACGTAGTTTTTCCACCGTTTCCACATTTCCACCACCGCTTCAGTTTTAAATGGTGATTTCACGTCGATAGGTTCTACAGGTGTAATGAAATTATCGAACTCATCTACTTGCTTTTTATAAGCATTCCATTCTTTAATGAATGCTTTCGATTTTGTGAGTGCAATGCTTGATAATCCGCCATTGGCAAGGAAGTCATTCAGGGCAGCTTCTGTTTTGTCGAGATGCTTCCATACTTTGTCCCATGCTACTTTTATCATAATAAAAAAATTGAGATTAATGACCAAAATAAAAGTGTCAGAAGTAAAATGCCGACCATCGGATTTTCAACGAAAATATATTTGATTGTTTTCATACTTTAGAATTTATTAATTAGGTTCAACTAATTCAGTTATATATACAGTTGCTGCCGCTTCAGGAATATTCATCACGGGTTGATTTTCACTGCTAAAAGCTCTACAATTCAAGGTTTCATACAGATAGATCACTTCCATGGTTATTTGATTATTCTTGAAAAGATACGTTTTACCTTTTACTAGGTTCTTTGGGTCCATTTGGAATTGTTTTCATTGAGATATTCAATACTGCCAATAATTTCACCTCATTTTCATATTCAGTAACTGAAAGCTCTTTAGTGGTTATAAGTACCGGTGTGCCGTCTGTCACTTTTTCTATTGCGTTAAATACGTCCAGAATATCGGAAGTAATAAGCTTCGTTTTTGTACTTTCCTGTTCAATCCTATACGCTATCATGGCTTTATAGCTTTACACGTAAATTGCCAAATCCAAGGGTTGGCGTAAATTTCAAGTATCTCATACTCTTTGCACCATAGTGAGTGAAAGCTACCGGTTGCCGTGTTGAAATTTGGAAAGCCCGGGTCTTGTGTCTTCAGTACTTTTTTAGGAAAGAACTTTTCGGGCGAATAATGTTTCCACACGCCAGGGCTTTGTTGTTCAATTCCGGTTCTTACGGCCAGTTCGTCGGTAATGTCGGCTAATCGGATCAGTTTTACTTCGGAAATTAGCACATCGCATTTATCGCCCCAGTTGGCGGTTTCGCCCACTTTATGATTTTGAATGCTTGCAAGTATTATTTGCTGATTGGCATCCTTTTTATTGATCAATCGGGTACCTGATTGATTGAGTTCCCACGCATCAGGGAACTTGTTTACTTGGGTTAATCCTACTTTGTTGAAAATAAGATCGGTTTTGTTTTCTTCGAATTTTGGGGAAAATCCGGTAAATCGTTTAATTCTTTTCATTTGACTCTGTATTAGTTAGTTTTAAATCATTTTCAGGAATTCTTTTTTGATTGTGGAAGCATTCGCCTTTTTCGTTCCATATCATTCGTTTGCGGCCTATATAGCCTATGGCTTCCCGCACGAATCGATCAGGGGTTTTAAATTCCTCTATTTGTACTTTTTTAGCAAGTAGAGCGGTTTCAAATTGATTAGTTGTGTATTTTGACATGGTTATTTTAGTTTTTTACAGTTTCTAAATAGGATAATCATTTGTTGCATAGTGCCAAAAATATTTATTGACACTGTAAATCCATATTCATCTACACTATTTAATAGGCAATAGTATGAGCCATGTTGATTTAAAATAATACGATCATTAGCTCGTATTGTAGCTCTAAAATTATCTCTATCTTCATCAATATAGAATTTTACTCCAGCTTCAAATTCTTCACGGGTAATTGGCTGTGGGGTTTCATTTTCTGCCATGGCTTATTTCATTTAAGGCAATTTGAATAATATCCCATCCAAAATATATCTACCGGATTAATCTTTTCATCTTCTTTTACAGAAGCGATAATTACATCACAATATTTTTCTTGATTATTGATGTGATCCAAAACAATACTTCTTCCTTCAGAAAGTGATGAATTGAAAAACATTTCAATTTTAGAGGCAACCTCCTGGTTTGTCGTAATCCTAAATTTTGCCATGATTATTCTTCTATAATTGAATCTAATGAATAACAACCAGAAATTTCCTCGAACCAACCAACGGCACTGTGTCCACTGAGTATAGTCGCCACATTACTAACTGTAACGTCGATTATTCCTCCAAAGTCCTTTTTCAGTTTCAATTTTGAACCTACTGGGTATCTACCATTAAAGTAGTTTACCTGATCTTCTAACTCTCTTTGAGAGGGTTTTTTTTGCTTTGCCATAAAATTTTGCTTTAAAAATTAATTGTTAAGTTGATAATTTAAAAAAGGAGTGGGATTTTACCCGCCGTAAGACTTCCGGCTACCATCACTAAAAGTTTCACTATCAAAAAATATAATTGGCGTTTATTGTCTTATTTCACTCCTTTTTGTGAGTTTTTTGGAGAGATTGTATTTAAAATGTTGTATTCGATACTTCCTGACGCTTCGGGAAGCCTTATTATATTAGTTTTTTCCGGTGAGCGTAATCGCTCAGCTGTGCATTACTGTCGGTACCCAGTTTTTTATTTATATTGTAAACATGGGTTTCAACCGTTTTTGGCGAAATAAAAAGCCGATCGCCAATTTCAATTACTTTTTTGCCAATTGCTATTAATTTTATAACCTTCAGTTCCGCTTCGCTAAGTGGTAGTTTTTCTTTTGGATTACAAATTTTATTTTCCGATCGACATTCTCCGGAAATTGGGCAAATATGAAATTCGAAATGCCAATCACCATTTTCATCAATATCCCAATGTCCATCGAAAGTAGCCCAGTTACACTTTATAAATCCACATACTACACGAAATTCAAAGAACCAGGTATTTTGTAGAGAATCTTTATATCGTGGGCATAATTCCGAGTAAGCCTCGGGATAACGCTCCCTGATTTCGCAGTAAAGAGGTGAAATTAAATCTCTGTGACTTTCGGTAAGTATATAAATTGGCTCATCGTAATGTCTAACTTCAATTTGAACACCAGGGCGAACATTAAATTCAAAGCACTTTAATTTTTCCATCTTCTTTGTTTTTGTAGTCTTCTATTACTTTTTCAATGGCGTTAATTTCCAACTCAGAATAATTCTGGTTATTCATCTTATAATCGAATGTACCTCCTTTATATTCACAGGTATCAGATATAAGCTTCCTAAGTTCGCCACGAGGTTTAACCCTTAGCATCCTGTAGTAAGTAATAAACCTTATTATTCGCTTTTTTTTAGTCATTTGCTTTTTATAATTAGTTATTATAACTAATTTAGTTGTGCAAAAGTATGATAAAAAACACATTTGTGTATTATATAACACAATATTTTTATGTCAAAACACACAATTTATAATGAATGTAAATAATATTGAGTATAACAGAAACAAAGTCAATCATTTAGTTTCACAGTATGTGAAATTAAACAAAGGCGAAACACAAGACAGCGTTGCTGCCAAGATTGGCGTTTCGAGGAGTACTTTGTATGGGGTTAACCCCACAGCAGAGAACTTGATGAAGATTTGCATATTCTTCGGCATTGAACCGAATGAGTTGTTTATATACCCTAAAAAGGGAAACAGCGAACCGACAAAGCATTCGAATGTGGTAGCTACTCCACTAACTATTTATGCTCCCCCTGAAGAAAAAGAGGAGCTAAAAAAGATAATGTATGAGCAGCAAGTAGAGATAGCCGGACTGCTGAAAGAAAAAGTTGAATGGATGGAAAAAGCACACTCGCTTGAGATCGAGCTTGAACGTGTAAAAAACGCCAATGCACCCGCGAAGGATGCACTCGCCGGATAGTAATGAGAATTGTATTCAGTAAAAAATGTTCGCTAAACCTTTTTGTATTAGGATTTATAAGTGCAATGTCAGCTTAGAAAATTGCGCTAACATTGCGCCACTGATTAGTTATTGCAACTAAAATAGATATTCGATAGGATTTGAGTATCAATAAATTAAAGGATATATGACGTATGAAGAATTGGGCGGATTGTCCCTCTCTCTCCGCAAAATAGTATTTAAAACGTTGTATATCAAAAATATACAGCGTTTTTTGTTTTAGTACTGCGCCAAAAGCGCTCCACCACTTTGAAAAGTGGTCGTATTTTTAATAAAACGCTGAATAACAACACGTTAATTAAAATTAAAAATATGACCAACTTACCTACATTAATCGACAGCGATTTTCAAGTTCAATACATTCCGGCTAGAATTGTCAACGAAACTGAACTATATATTATCTACTACGCTTTTCACCCGGCATACAATGCGTTGAAGCCTAAAAAAATGCGGTTGAATCATCTTCGAAAGAAGATGAGTAAAACTGCGCTCGATCGTTATACTCGAAAATTAGCGAATGACATCAATATCAATCTTGCTGCCGGAAAGAATCCATTCATCGGGGCTGACGTGACAAAAGCCTACGAAAAATTGACAGCTGCTATTGAAACATTTAAAATAATCAAGGAAAAGGAAATGAGTGAAGACGGATTCCGATCTTACAAGTCTTACTGCAAAAAACTGGTTGACTGGCTAACTCAAAAGAAACTTGAAAATATTTTTGCCATTCAATTTAATGAGGACTTGGCCGATGAATTTATGGACATGATTGAACTTGACCCGAAGTGCGGTTCTCGGTCGTATAATAATCATTTTGTTTTTTATCGAAGCCTTTGGTACTGGCTAATTAAGAAGAAATATTGCAAAGAAAATGTATTTTTGAATTTTGATAAGAAAAAGGAAGAGGAAAAGTTCCGGCAGGTGGTTGAATTAAATACCCACGATAAAGTGGTTCTTTGGTGTAGGGAAAATAATCCACGATTTGAGATAGTAGTGGATTTGGTGAGAGCTGCTTTCATTCGGCCGGCAGAAATTTGCCGAATTCAAATTTGCGATATTGATTTATTCAACCAGGTGATAAAAATCCCTGCAGGGAAATCGAAAACCGATAATTTCCGATTTGCTTATCTTCCGGAATGGCTTTGTGTAAAAATGGCGACTTTATACGAATTCGACAGATACCCGATGAAATATTACCTTATATCTACCGTTTTGGAACCCGGGTTATTTAAGTGGAATACTCGAAAACTTGATAAGATTTGGGATAAACTTCGCGACAAAATGGAGTTAGAAAAAAATCAGCAGCTATACTCGTATCGCGATACTGGTATAACTGCCTTAGAAAATAAATCGATTCCGGAATCTGTAATTCGGAAACTTACCGATCACAAATCTGATAGAATGCTGAGAAGGTATGTTCGAAAGCCATCGCAGGAACTTATAAATACTGTGGTAAAACAAATTACAGATTAATCCAACATCCGATAAAATTTTCCCAGTACCGTTGTTTGCTTATTCGATACCTGTCGATTAAACGATATAGGCATGTACTTTTTGTTGTTGTAAATAAATAAGTTATTAGCCTTTATATCAGGGTTATCAATAGCCTTAAACACATATTCGTTATCGGTATCAAGTATCGACTCCTGATGATATTCGGTAACAACTCCACCGGGACCAATTAACCGCAATGTGGTAGTCGCAAGCGGAGAGAAGTGCGTATTTTTCCATGCTTCAAAAATTGCATACCGATCGCCCAAATCTAGCGGTTCGCCAAATTCGGGATAATAATCAAGGTGCGAGAATGGATACATTATTTGAGGTACATTCTGAATTACATCTGTTTGCGTGTACAATAGCAATTTACCGGTAAATAATGCAACTTCCATAATACTCTGTCTCTGTACCGTTTTAATCGATTTTTCCACCGTATCAACAAAACCCTGCTCGCTTCCTATATAATAAGAATTACTGCATTTTGGAAGTTGGTAATGAAGCCAAGGGAAATGTATCTCCTGTCCAGAGACGTTGTACCAAACAACGTCTCGAGTTTTAATATTCATCTCTGCCGGCACGATGCTTAATTCCAAAATCTTCTCTTTTGTTCCGTTTGTACTGAATTTATTTATCAAATTCAAATAATTAAAACTACCACAATTTACACGGTACAAGTTGATGTTCGGAGCGCCGTAAAAATAATCATTCCCGGTTGCCAAATCTCTGTGAATAATAAGCGCATTTAGATTACCTGTATCCCACAATGCGTTCTGCATTGCGGTTAAATTAGCATATTCAATAATTGTGCACTTTTCCAATACAGAATCGCTCAACTGCTGGTACCTGAAGTAAGTTGAATCTCCAACCTTATAAATTACCCGGGTAAAATCAAACCGTAACGGTCTCGACGTATTCGGTAAGTTTCTTTCGTAAGCATCTAAAACTTTAGAGATCGTTACTGTTTTCTTTTTGGCCATGCTGGATGCCAAACTTTCAATCGAGATCGTTTTATTTAGTGGATCAACCAAAAATGACACATTAAAAAAGCCTTCTATATTATCAACAAATTCGGCAATTGTCCAATCTGGGAGCGCATCGGCATAATTCAACGAATCTGCAGAATTCAGCATCCACATTTTTTGGGCACGCAAATTTGTATTCAAAACATTACTTACAAGTCTGTAACCTAGCAGTTCAGGAAATTTATTGATATAATACAATAAATACGGTTGCATTATAAAATTGGAAATACCTGTAATGGTCGAAGGCACATTTAATGCACCCTCATTGAGAGTATAATTATTGTAAACCTGACCGCCAATAATTAAAGGTGCAGCAACAAAATTCTTTGTCCAACTAGGATTTGTAATGCTGTCTAAAACCCTGGCGTAATTGACTGTTGATTCAGTTCCCCATCCGGTCAGTTCCCAAATCTTCCGGTTGTCTGCTTTCACATTATATTTAAGTTCTGAATTTCCGGCAACATATTGAAATGTAACATCTACATCCGTATTTACAATGTCGATTATTGTGCCTAAATGTGATACTCCATTTCTACGCAATAAGGCATCGGCTGTTTTTAAAGTCGTTGATTTATTTAGTCGGTTTAAAAATTCAAAAACAATTACATTCTGAGGCTCTAGCAATGAAACGGTCATATCTAACGAAAATTCACCCTTGCTTGTTATCTCCGGATTTTCATCATTCAACTCAAATGAAAAATCTTCAGGAAGAAGTACTTCCTTGTTATTTACGTAGAACTCTATCATAATTATGAATTTTCAATCATTTTAGTATACTTTTTAATCCCCTCTACCACACCGTCGCTGCCTGAAATCTTATATTTAGCCACGATTCCTTTTTGCAACTCAGCCAATAATGCTGAATTTACAGCATTATTCCCCTCCATGGCCATTTGAATTGCCCAGGCTAATTCTTCCTTACTGATACCAGAACCACCAACGCTTCCGGCAACTTGCATGGCTGAAGTATATCCACCATCTGAAAAACCTTTGCGAAATCCAACCACCCTGGCAATATCTTCATTGGTGATCCGCGCAACTGTGTTAGTTTTCTGAGCATAATTCACCAAATCATAAACTTTCTTCACTGGAGTGTGACGTACTGAATCCTGATTCCCGACAAATTCACCGGCATGAACAATTCCTACCGGCTTAAATTTATCTCCTGGCTCAGTAAATCCACCTGTCCAAAGCTGCTGTACTGCGTTACGTTGTTCATTGGCCACTCCAAGCTCAACAAGTCCGGTTGCTCCAGTGGCAATTGCTAAAGCAGCCCCAACCGGACCGGGGAACTCTTCAAGGTCTTTCATTATTGCCGAAGCCGTGGTAGTTATTATTTTTGCAACCGTAATGGCAAAGTCGATATCAGCATATTTTTTCTTTATCTGTTTTTTTTCCTCTTCTTTTTTTGCCTCAATTGCAGTAGTGGCATCGGCATTGCCCTGAGCGGCTTTTAGTTCGGCTGCATATTTATTGTCAACTTTTAATTCGGCTGTTTCTTGCAATTTGTTGGTTAAATCACCCAACTGATTTGCAATCTGCGCTATCCCTTCAGCCGTATGCGCTGCTTTTGATAGTTTGATTTTAGATACATCGGATTCATATCGTGCAATTGCTGCCTTGGTACTACCGCCATGCTTGATAATTTCAGCAAGTTCCTTTAAGTGAGCCGCTTTTAAATCGGCTAAGTCTTTTTCATATTCCTTGCGTTTATCTTTATATGTGCCAATACCGTACTTTTTCTCAATATCCCTTATTTCATCTTCAATTTTCTTTTTATCAGCGGCACTTTTACGAAGAATTTTCTTTTGCGCTTCAGTCAAATCCTTGTCAGCGGCTTCAATTTCTTTATTGACTGCTGTAACTGCCGCCAATCTTTCTTTGTCAGATTTGAACTGGAATGCTGCAATATCACGGGAATGTTCCTGAGCAACATACAACCGAGATTCCGCAAGAACCTTATCAAGTGCCAGGATTTTATTGTCATGTTCATCCTGATCGATTACTCCGGTTTCGAAATCGTTCTCAATTTCTTCGCGCTGCGCATTGTCATAAAGTACTATTGCATTCAGGCGTTTATCGTTCAACGCTTTCATCGCTTCAAAACTTAGCTTTTCGGCACTATCCTGACGTTTCAGTTTAATATCTTCAATCTGATTCTGATAATCAAGATATTCCTTATCAGATTTTTTATAAATATCGCGTTTTTTCACCAGGGCATTTTCGGTCAAATCAATAATTCCCTTGGCATACACTTCCTCGCTGTCAAGATTGGATTCGTGACGTTTTTTGAGCTTGATTTGTTCTTTAGCAAGCCATTTGTCTACGGCATCCAGTTTAGTTTGTTGTATTGTCTTTAAATCTCCACCTCCACCACCGTGATTAATGTTTACCCATTTCCCATTTTTAAATACTTGCAGTCCGTCGGCACTTATATCACCTTCTTTTGGTCCTTTATTCCCTCCGCCTGCAGGAGCAGTTGTCTTACCTATTATTCTATCAAATTTCTTATCTACATCCGATAGATCATCATTCATCGACTTGATAGATTTTGCCAACATAGCCGGATAAAATTCCATTCCTGCAGTAAAATTCTTTCCTAATTTGTTTTTCAGGTAATTTTGAGCCGTGGTAATAGATTTATCGGTATACCCTCCTTTTTGTAAAATATCCTGTATTCGGCGAGTAATTATTTCAGCCACGGCATCCCCTTCGGTTGCAGATATTGAGTTTGTAAGTTTTTCAAGCGTGTCAACCTGTTCGGGCATCGCTTTTGTAATAATATCGGCTTTGGAAGAATCTTTTACTTGCAACCCGATTTTTTCGCGTAATGACCTATTCACCTTTTCCTGAGCGGTATTTATGTCATCTAAATTTGATTTTTCGGACAATTGATTCCCTAAATAATCCCCATAAACTGTATTTATTTTGTCAATTAATTGCTTTCTTTCATCACTTCCTTTCGTTGTTTTTTTGAGTGCATTAAATAACTGATCAGATTTGGTTATTTCCATTTCAACCTGAGCATTATAATCTTTATATGCTTTTTCGGCTGCCGTTTTTGCAGTTCCAAGTTTATATAATCCAACTGTAACAAGCACTATTGCAGCTCCTAGAGCAACAAATGGGTTTAATCCTAAGGTTACAAAAAATTCTTTGGTTGCTAAATTTGCGGCACGGGTTGCTCCAGTTAAGTAGCCGGTTATAGCAACTTGAGCAAGGGTAGCAGCTGTTGAAATTCTTTGAACGAGTATCTTTGTTTTTTCAACTGCAATTAATGCCAGACTTTCTAATTTGCATACGCCAAGAATTGCGGCATACGTTCCAATGGCAACAACTAAAGTCGTCAATAAACCCTTATTTTCCTTGAACCATTCAGGAAATTGCGACAAAGCCTTCACCATATATACAGCCGCATTGGTCGAATGTAGGAAAGCCGGAGAAAGTGATTTTCCCAATGTTTCGCTTGCATCCAAAAAAGCCTTTTTAGACTTATCCACTTTGGCTTGCATCGTATTATTTTGGATGTTGAATTCCTTTACAACCGATGTGCCTTCGTTGAACGATTTAAGTGCTAATGACTGTTCAGTGCCTAAATCTTTGTATTTACTCGCCAAAATAGTGATAACACTGGCAGCCCTGGCACCTTCAGCACCAAGGTCGGCAAACAATGGAGCTAGATCAACTAATCCGCCTTTTTTATTCAATTGTTTGAACACCATCATCAAGGCTTCATTCATGTCTTCGCCCACTGCTTTCTTCAATTTTGCAGCCGGTAAACCGATTGCCTTAGCTACACTTTCAGATTTAGTGGCCAATGTTGCTATGAACTTATTCATAGCCGTAGAACTCATTTCTACTTGCTGAGCATTCTGATCGAGAACGGAAGCAAACCCGATAATTTGAGGGATTGTCATGTTGGCGGCAACGCCCATGCCCGAAAGACGATTCGTAAATTCGAGTAAATACGCTTCGGAAGCTGTACTATTTTGTCCCACCTGGTTGATGGCAGACCCTACGGCCAACAAAGATTTCTCCATGCCCATTTTGTCCTGAACTCCGAACATGTAAGTAAGCTTACCAATATTCTTGACGGCATCCGCTCCCAAATCTTCGCCCAACGATACTTGTATAATATCGGCGGCTTTGGCAAACTGCAATAAATCTTCCTTACCTTTTACTCCTAACTTACCGGCTTCACCCAATAACCGATTCAGCTCGTCCCGAGCGGTGCGGCTGTCCATTTTCTTCAGTTCCTCATTTAGCCCGGCAACGCCTTCGGCACTTTCGCCCGTGTATTTGCGCACCATCCCATAAACATCGCTCATTCTGGCCGCTTCCATGGCAGCCGATTTCAAACCCAAAACCACGCCAACTAAAGCAGCTGCTCCGGCGGCAAACATTTGCCATGTTTTATTGGTAAAATTGGCTAGTCTGGAGAAAGCGCTTTCAGTAACTTTCGATTCGTTGCTAATGCTCGACATCTCCGTTTTTACGGCTCGTAATTGCGCCTGTAGTTCTTTCCATTCTTTGGAGTTTCGCACAACGGAAGGGCTATTCAACTGTTTATCAAGTTCTTTTTTCGCCTTGGTTAAATCAGGCATTGAAGCACCCGAAAGGTTATCCAATACTTTTTTCACGTCAAAAGCTTCTTTCGCAAGTTGCTTCATCTGTTTATTAGTTTGATTAAGTTCCTTGGTCAGTTTTTCGAAAGCCTTGCCGTCACCGGCTTCGTTGACTTCTTTCAATCGCCAACGAAGGTTTTCGGCTTTCTGAGCCAAAGCGGTCAGCATTTGTTTTGGCTGCTCGCCATTCAGGAGGACGGTACTGGTTGTAGATTCGTTTGGTTGCATAACTTTGATAAATTAGTTATGCAAATAAAATCAATAGGGAGAGTGAGAAAAAAGACAAAAAAAAAACCGCCCTAATCTCACGATCCGGAACGGTTTATCAACTTAACTTTAAAATCTAATACAAGTATGAAAACAAAAAAGTACGATTATTTTTTGAACCTAAATAAGTTGAGCAACCACACGAATGCTTTAGTATGCCAATTCTTTTTGATAATGAACCAAATAACAATTGGGATAATGATACCTATGAGCAACCATTTCCACCAATTATTTACTGGAGTAGTTTTAGTCGTAAGTTCGCTTTCTAGCGAAACGTTTACTTTACTCAAGCTATCAATTTTATTGGTGTATGAATGCAAGTATTTTGAAAACAAAGCCGTTACTTCAGTAGCAGAATATAGCGTTTCGGTAGATTCTACAGCCTTTTTGTTTTTACCTTTGGTTGTTTTTTGTGTAGTTTCCGAAACCATAACTTTCGATTTTGGATCGTACAAAACAGTATGAATAACAGTTTCTTCGTTCTCGTTTTCGGCTGAAGTAATGTTTTTCTTTACCGATTCATCCGCTTTTTTTTCGGTATTGACAAAAGTTGTCAAATCCGCTTTTTCTTCTGAAACTTTCGATACTTCAGTATTCGTTTTAACTTGAATACTTTCTTTCGACTGAGTAACTTTTTTTGTTCCGGCACAAGCCACGAAGATAAATAGTACTAAAATTGCTAATAATTTTGATGTTGGAGTTTTCATTTTTTTTTCAGATTACGACATAACCGTTTTCGGTTTTGCCTGATTTTTTGATTACTAAGAGTTGCTGCCATGTATGACCAAATGTTTTCTCAAAATGAGGACGGTCGGTAATGCTTCGGAAATCACCACCCCAGGTATAACCGGCATCTTTGAAAACTTTTGCAACTTCCATCCAGTCCGGAACTTTATCACCATCGAAATCTTTGGCCACATCCCATATAGTTTTGCCGCCAACTGCCAAACAGAAATCGAAAGCAAAACCGTAATTATGCAAGCTTTGTCCGCCTTTGGCGTTGGTTACTTTGGGTTTTTGTGCGTACAAGGCGTTTTGTTCGTCGAATGTTCTCAAACCTTGTGTAACTACCATTTTGACATTACTTGTCAAAATTGAGGTATTGATTTTATCAACCAATTGGCGTACTTCTTCGCGAATTAGCGGGTGAAGGGTGTCTATTTTACTCATTTTACTTCCTCCTTACTTATTTCGTTTTGGTCAATAATATCTGCCACATCGCTACCAACTAATTGTCTGAATTTAAAAGAAATTAAATGATACACAACGGCTATAAATCTATTTTTTGGATAAACTTTTTGTAAATTTTTTAATCCATTCCTGAAATAATAATAAATGGCAATGGCTATAAGAAGTTGTACAACATAAGGGCTTTGATCACGGTATTTCATCAAATCAGCAATCACTTTCAGCAAATAAGTTATTGACATAATCAAAAACAGCTCCATCAAACTATCTTTGAATTTATTTCCCTGAAAATTTTTAAAGAAAATTGGCGGGAAAAACCGCTGAATTTTGATATGAACCTCATCGGCTCGAAATCCGGCTAATATATTGAATGCAAAAGCAACCAACAACGCTGCTAAAAAAGTAATTGTACTATCGAAATAGGCTGCTATTGCAGCTACAATTGTGATTGATAGTGCTTGTAAATAGTCAAATTTGAAATCCATAGTTTATTTTTTATTTGATTTATAATTCTTCCGAACCCTCAAGCTGCAACACCTCATTCTCTTTCATCCGTGCCAGTTGACTTTCTTTCATCAGCTTCAAATTATCATTATCAACAATCGCATCAATCACCGCCTGTTGGTTGGTTATTTGAGCGTTTGTTTGAGTAATGATTGTAGAGATGCGTGCATAGCACTGAGCCAGCATATCAGTTCCTGGAGTAACTCGAACCCAAAGGTTCGGAATCTCAGAGATAAGATTCTTATCTTCTTTGCTCATAAAGATTTTTATTCCAAACGAAGCGATTTTTGTCTCGTTGTCATATCTAACTCCACCTACTTTTGCGTAGGCATCTGTAAAGGTTTGACCGCCTTTTTTGAATTGTTTTATTTTTAATCCCATATAATTTATATTAGAAATTTACACCAATTGCCAGCCATCTAAGTCAGTATATGAATACACTAGACCATCTACCCAAGTTACAGATAAACCATCATATAAAAGTGAATCTGCTAATGCTGCCGTGATGTCTGGATTTAGTCCGATTGCCGTTGTGAAATTTGAGTTATCCCAATCAGCTGCTGTAAGTATTGCATCTGTGAAATTTACATCTGATAAATAGCACCCATCAAATACAGCATAAGAAAGGTCTGACCCTGTGAAATTTGCAAACCCCATATCGCATTGTGATGCTATGACTGACCAAAACATACAAAAAGATAAATCGGCATGCGTGAACGTACAGCCGGTCAGCATTGCACCCTCAAAATTCACTTTTCTAAATTGCGCACCGTTAAAAGGTGCGTTTACGAAATTAGCAGAAGCAAAAATGGCATTTTCAAAATCAAAGCCTAAAGAACACAAGGTCTCAATGGTAACCTGGTTAATGTTTTCAGCGGCGCCGTTGCTGAGTTTATTCATTTTACTCTCTACCTCTAATTTCAAAGGCGGTATTTGTGATAATTCTGCTTGAATATCAAAGTTTATATCCTTTGTCCAGGTAATTTGAGTATTATATGTATTTATAAGGTATGCTAACTCTGTATTAATGTCTCCGTTATTGCTGGTTTTTAAAAAATTGGGAGCAGTGACATTCGCTAAATTAATGCATTCTGAAAATATCCCTCCATACCCACCATTTTCAGGGCCTAATATAGTAGTTTCAATAATAACATTTGTTAGACTATTACAACCTCTAAATGTATAACCCCCATTTACGTCTATACCTTTTGGTATAACTACTGATGTTAAGCCGGTATTCCAAAAAGCTCCCGCGGCAATTTGATTTAATTTATTGCCTAATTCAATAGATATTAAATTTACACAATCTTTAAATGCGTTATTAATAATCTGAGTAAGTAGTGTACCTGAATCAAAAGATACTAAATTTATATTACCAGACAGGCTGTTTACACTAAATTGGTAATATGCCATGATGTCGAAAAACAACCCATCTGTTGAACCTATCACTTCTACTATCTCTGTAGTACCAAAAAAAGCATTCCACTCATCTACGTTAGTTGGCATAGGTATTCCTTCAGAAATAAATTCAGGTGTTGCAAACCCTATAGAAAAATAAGGCATATCGGTTAATCCTAATCGTGGTACTTTATCTATTTTAGATGACATATCCGATTTTACTCTAGAAATCGAATTTGCCAAACTTTCTAACCCAACAATTGACTTTTGTTGAAGTCTTTTTTTATCAGTCGGTTCAATAATTTCTTCAAATACGCCTACCTCGCTATCTGTATAATAATTAGCGTAAGCTCCAATAGTTCCAGAGAAGTCCTGAAGTATTGCGTCTCCATTGTTATAGTGAGTTACTGCAAGATTCTGTCCAAGTAAAAGCTGATTTCCAATTTTAATAACAGTGTATACATTGCCATCAACATCTAACACATCGTCCCCTGGCGAATAGATTTGGTTATCCTCATCTATAATACACCTGACAGATAAACCTAAATCCTTACCATCTCCTAAATTGGTTAAACCATTAGAAAAATTATTATAGCAAGTAATTAGAGCCGAACAATGACTACTCTCATCTAAATCAGATGCCCATAAATAGCTATACTCACCCATAAGTCGGAGGCCATTACTATCCTTGATACCACTAGGTAGGATTGAAAAACCACTTTCGTTAGTTGCTCTTGTTTCAGGGACATCTTTTATCCAATTGAAATAACCCTCTTCTCTCAATTTTATAGCTACTACACCATTTGCTTCTGGAAATGGTATACTGCCTACTAAATAATTTACAAGAGCTGTCCACTCATTTGCAGTTAGCACATGCCAACCTTCAGGAGCTAATTTACGACTGTCATTTACAGCATGCCAGTTATATAGCCTTCCATTGCTTACTTTTGGTAAATCTGGTGATTGTTCCCAAAGAGAGTCTCCATCAGTACCATTTGCACCGTTTACAATATCAAAAGTAGTTGTTGAATTGTCCGTAAACGTAATTGTATAAGTGTCAACCAAATCGACAGTATTTGTCAGTGTAATTGAAGTAATTCCACGTCCATTAGCACCCGGCTGTCCATTTGATCCATTGGTAACATCAAAGGTCGATGTGGTTTCATCAGTGTAGGTTATAGTGTAGGTTTTGATTAACCCTACAGT